TCATGGCACGTTATAACCTGCATGATTATCTGGATGATCAGCGTCACTGGCTTGCTGTTTGGCAGGATCATCTTGAGAAGCTGGTTGGTCAGTCTCTGGTTTGATCCCCACGTTATCTTCCCAGGCCAGCAAGTCTGAAAGTCTCCACCTTTTAGGGCTGCCATTTATTTTAGGCTGCGGGAATGGCTGAGCAAAGTAAGAGGGCATCCGGGATGGGGTGCTCCAGAAATAGAGTGTGCTGCGCGATATTTTGTATCTGGACAGAACGTCATCGGTTATCAAAATTTCATCTGATTTATGAGATGTATTAGTCATAAAAACCCCTTAGTTACATTGTCCAGGCAGATGGTGTAGCCGGCGTGCGCAGCTCATGGCTGTGGCCACATAGCTACTTTTTCTGTTAACAACTTCTACAGTGATCTTTGAGCCTTGAACCACCACCGTATAAGTTCTCTTCGTTTTCTGTCGCCCGTAAGCTCCATAAAGCTCAACGTGTTTTGCCAGCGCGGCATCGCACGCCTGGCGGCCCAGAGGGGAGTGTCTGCTTCGGTTAATCAATCGCATATACATTCCTTTATCGGGAAAGTTTCCTCTCCCGATCTGGTTAGCCCACGTATTCCGGTTTCATGTCGTCCAGGGTGATGCGGAACTGGTCATACAGTTCATCACCGAGGTGGCGTTTCGCGCCGTTGAGAATGCCTTCAGCTTTAGCGAACAGTTCGACGGCTTCCGGTTCTCCGGGATTAGGTAGAGAGTTGATCGCGGCCTCAACTTTGTTTCTGGCGTCAACCATGAAATAACGCTGCACGGCTTTACCTTTCAGCTCGGTGAAGAGAACAGTGCCCAGCACAGCTTTCTCTTTATCCAGATCCGCCCTGATGGCTTTTGCTGCATCGACCGATTCGGCGCGCTCAATGCGGTCACGGAAATCATCTGCCAGGGAATCAATATTGAGAGCTGAATCCTGCGCGCTGGTGGTGATGTCTGTTCCGCTGGTGATCTCTGCCACAGACATTCTTTGCGCCGGCGTCGGGTTTATTTCTCGCTCGGTCCTTTGTTCAACCTCATCCGGGCTGTAAACACCCAGGATGACTTCCGGGCAATACAGCCGCGCCCAGTATTTGACGCCCAGATAAGCGATTTGCTGTTTCGGGTTAGAAACCCACAAAGGAGAATTACGTGTGACGACTCCAGAGAGATAAAGTGGCTCCCCCCAGGTGATTTCCGATTCACCGCGCAGAATCGCGCCGACCTGGACGAATAACCCGATTTCGTCCTCATCTGTCCAGCCTCGTACACGCTCGGTGACATTGTATTTCCCGTTTTTGCCGTGCTTTTCCCGGGTGACCTCTTGAGTCCTGGTGCAGCGCTCCCAGTCGCCTCCGTAACGATAGTGAAAGCGGCCATGAATGGCGCTTGAGCTGGCGATTACCGCATTGACCAATTGGGCTTCATACCCAAGCACACCGTTTACCAGATGCGTTTTTTGCGCTACTGCGTAGGGATTCATGCCCCATTGCATTGCCTGCATAACGATCGCCATGCAATCGGCTGGTTTACCCGCGAGGTGTGCAGGTACCGTCACCTGAGAATCTGCCATCAGGTTTGCAAATGCCGTTAGCTGGCCGAGTGCCTGCACGTTGAAGATGGCGTTACTGGCAGAAATGGTATTTGGAGCCTGTTGCTCAGTGGTAACAATATTGGTGTTTTCCATCGTCATATCCCCTTATGCCTGTACGCGCAGCGCTTCGAGACGGCGCACATCAAAATCGTTGAGTTCTTCGGCGTAATCCTCAGTGATTGGCGCCGGCCATTCGCCAGTGTCGAAACCGTTCGCGATCGCGCGCATAGCTTTGCGGTATTCCAGCATGCCGAGTTCCAGCAGTTCTTCGGATGCCTCGATAATGGCGATCCAGTGGTAGTTCTCGTCTTTGTTAACGAATATCCATAAGAACTGGTCAAGGGCTGCGGTTTCGCAGTACATAGCCGCGCTCAGGTGGTAATCGCGCTCGATGATTTCCCGGTGCAGTTTCGCGCGCAGGCCTTCCTGCTTGATGTTCCACATGCTGATGGTTTTAAGGTCCGCACCGATGCGCAGGCCGCCCATGTCTATCTCAAGGTCAGGACGCACGCGAACTTCCAGCCCGGTTTCCTCATCAATGCCGAAATAGCTCACCTCGACGGCACGGCTCGGGTGCGTCAACAACTTGCCAGCGGTTGGGTGATTCAACAGTGCTTTCTGAATGGCCAGTGCCGTAGCCAGCTGCTGGCGGGTAACCAGCACTTTTCCTTCCGGGTTCTCGTGCCATGCATCCAGCAGCTCATCGGCAAACACGGCATCCTGTTTTACCGATTTCACGGCCTGAATCAGATCCGCCTTAGTACCTGATACTTTCAGCGGCTGCGCCTTCTGTGCTTCCTGAGCAACCAGGTCAGGGTTAATGATTGCCAGCTGTTCCAGTAAGGCATCTCGGGTGCCGCTGGTTTTCACCTGTGCGGGCAGAGTAGCGTTATATTCCTTGATGCATGCCTTCATTGCGGTAGCGGTTTGCTTTTGACCGTCTTCAATGCGCTGGAACTCAGCAGGCAAAGACATATAACCCTGGCCGGTTTCTTCAACTGATGTACCCAAAGGAACCTGGGCGGGCAGGGTCGCGTTGTATTCCTCCAGGAATCTCTTGATGTCATCTGCGCTGAGCAAAACCGGAAGCCCGTTGTTGTATTCGTCGATAAACGCGCGGATCGTCGCAGTCGTGGTGAAGGCGCCTTCCGGGATTTCCGGCTCGATACTGAATTCTTTTTCCAGTTGATCAGGCTGCAGTGCCAGTGCATGCACCAGATTGCCCATATCCAGAACAGGGGAGCGTACCTTCTGGATAGTTTTGGATACGTGGCGCGCCTCGAAATACATCAGCGAAACCCGCGCATCTTTAACCATCGTGGAGCTAATACCGTTAGCGGCGTGGTAGACCTCATTTGGCACGCCTTCATATCGACCTGGCTCTAAATACTCCGGCCATACTGGCGCTGCTTGTTCAGCCTCTTCCTCTTCATCGCTATGAGCACTCTCGGAAACTTGGCTTTTCAGCACTTCGGCGGTAAGATCCGGGCAGCGTTCAGCCAGTATTTCTCTCATGTTCACGGCAGTTGTTTGCGCAGGAGGTTCATCAGCGCCTTCGCCTGCTGATAACGCATTATCATTTTCGTCTTCGACCGGCTGAGCCGTTTCCATCTGCACATTGCTGGTGGTTTCCCCGGAATTAGCTGGATGTAATTTTTCTTCTGCAGCGCGCTGGCGCGCCTGGTCCACGATAGAAAGTGCTGGTGCTGGTGCTGGTGCTGGTGCTGGTGCTGGTGATGTCTGGCTATCCATCAGACCATCAATCGAAAAAACACCATTGCCCATGTTTGAAACTTCAGGCTGTTTGGGCTTGGTCAGGTCTTCGGTTATCCACTTCGGATCCGTGGGGTCACTGATACCTTCGACATATTCGCCACGTTCGGCGGCCAGAACCTGATTAGCGTCAGGTCTTTTCTTTTGAGCTTCTTTCACAAGCTCGGTGCCAATTACCTGAAAGTCAGTTGGGAGAGTTTCCAGGTCAGGCACACCTTCATCTCCATCGATAGCCTTTTTCACAGCGTCCAGAGTGACGGCGGCAAATGAAACATGACCAGCTTTTTCAAGCGTCTCAGCAGAAGGGGCGTCATGCTTATGCTCGGTCAGGTTCGCATTGATATAGGTCTGCAGACTTACCGGGAAATGATGAATATCGCTGGTGGCGCCACGAATAAGGGCAAAAATGGCTGCGCGGGAATAATCCAGGATGCCTGCGACCTTGCGCAGCGCGGCAGACCATTCCTTGAACGGACTTTCTTTCTTCTGGACGATCTCTTTGGCCCGGCGGTGAATTGATGCCGGGAAATTGTAGATATCGAAATCCATTGGCATTGTGGCCAGGGCTATTTCTACATCGAGCGTATCAAGGGTATGGGTGTAGTCAGGATTGCGATCGGTTTTATTACCGCCGCCAGCATTCGTACCTGCATCTGTTTTCATAACCGAAGAAATGCAGTTACCGGCAGCCCATTCCCTGGTGAGAATGCCGCGGTCGATCGCGTTAGTAGCGAACCACAGCTTTGCAAACTGGATACGCTTGCCGAGCTCATGCCGTTTCCCTTCGGGGAAGACTTTTTTATTGGCACTGGTGAATTTCCAGAGCACCGGCATATCGTATTTTTTGATTTCAGGGATATTCTCGGCGGCCAGAATCAGATCCTGGACGGCTGCGTTATCAGTGTCCATTTCAAGAACTGACAGCTCCTGCCGGTGAGGCATGCTGATATGATAAACGTGGCGTTCTTCGGCCATATACTGCGCCAGCAGCTGAGTGCGAAAGGGGAGTTCTGCCACGTTAAAAAGCGCGCTTGAATCGTTCTGGTATTCATCGCTACCGAATGTTTCCACGGTCTCACCTTGTGCCGCGTCACCAGTAGTATTGGCATCAACCAGCTCGCCACTAACGGGCTCAGCGGATACTCCGGCATCATCGATGTGATGATCCGCAGGCGCCTGACCTGGCTTCAGAGCCCAGGTGCGGCCATCGTCGCCGAGCTGGTAGCGTTCGCACCATGAGTAATCGAGAACACCCTCCGCCGGCAGGTCATTGAATACCGGGAAATCGGTGCGAATTGGTTTTTGATAGTCTTTGCCGCGGCCTGTTTCGATCCCGGCGTCTTCCAGATCGACGTCGAGCTGCAGTAGGGCGCGAGCTTCTGATTTATTAGTGCGCCAGATTACGGCATCAGCTTTACCCGATTTTTGAGTCGCTTTTATCAGATAAAAATATTCCATGTGATAGCCTCTATTTTGGATGTAGAATCCCCCGGGCCATTGGTAGCGCCCATTCAGGGTGGTCATTGGTTATTGGTAATTTCCGGTGGAACTTTGGTCGGTGTCACCGGACGTACAGCCCGCTTCGGCGGGTTTACGTTAGCCCTCGTGAGCCATCTGGTCGTGAGAGGCGCAACGTTCAGAGCAATACTCTTTTTCTTTCCGTGCGAGCTGGTTCCCCTGGAGGTACAACAGGGTGCTTACCACTGGTTTTCCCTCGATTGCTTTACGGCAGTAACCGCATTTCTTCTGCATTCTTCCCCCTACATTTGCACCGTGAACCCGGCCGGATGCTCGTCCAGTACACCTTTCAGCGGATAACATTCAGCTTTCACGTGTTGCTCTTCTGCGGCTGCCTTGCAGTCATTTTCACTGTCGTAAACGCCGAGCAGGACATCCTGATTACCGCCAGTCAGCATGCTAACGGTGAGAACCAGGGCAAACATCGTGCTCATGAAGGGTCTCCTTTTTGCGCGAGCATGTAGCACACCCGGCGGATGAAAGCTGACAGCGGACTTAAGCGAACAGCCTGCTGACGAGCGGGTTTGCGTGCGAAATCAATCATAGAAATAACTCCCTCAGTGCGCTGATAAACGCGATCCAGATGAAGAGTCCAATTACTGCCGAAATGACCATGGCTCTGATGCCTTGTTTACTCATTTCAACCTCTGCCTTGTCGCCGGCCAGCGGAACGTTTACCACCTGACAACAATGCGTTTGTTGTCGATGTGATAAATGATGCAACATAAAGTTTCAGTTGTAAAGTGAGTATGAAAGTATTTATTTCGCTGACGGGCAAAAAAAATGGCACCGCAAAGGTGCCATTGGTTGGAGGGGGTTACGTTTTCTATTTTTTTTGATTGTTTATGAGGTCGTAGACGTCGTTCTTAAGCAACTCGATATCGTGCAGGACACCTTTGGTGTGAAGGATAAGACGCAACTTCTCGGACTCAGGAAGTTGGTTAAAGAGCGAGAGTATCATTAGCTCCTTTTCGTCCAGGTCACGATTTGATGATAACGTCTGATCAGGCTTATCATCAGTTTCATCTGAGGGAAGAAAGAACCAGTGCTCTGGTTTTCCTGTTGCTGCAGCAAGCCGCTTTAACCTCTCACCACTCGCAACACTTTTCCCTTTAGCCCAATTTTGCACAGCAGTGTGCGAGAGCATGACCTTCTTGGCTAGATCGGATTTATTCCAGCCATTTTCAGTCATGACTTGTTGAATTCTTTGGGCAAAAACTGGGTAAGTGATCTCATTCATAAGTGCATTTTACAACCTAAGGTTTCACTCAGCACTAAAACAATTTCTTTCGTTTGTTGAAACATAAACTTTCGTCATGTATGCTTCTCTCGATCAAACCAAGGAGAGCACATGAACAAAGAGACGCAACAAAAAATCAGTAAGGCAGCATCTCGTGCCTGTATCGGAAAGCACTTTGGCATCAGCGGTCAGGCTGTTGGTAAGTGGATTTACGAGAATGGAGTGCCTCAAAAACGCATCGTCCCACTATGCCGTTTTCTTAACTGGGAAGTAACGCCTCATGAAATTGATCCTGAGGCGTACCCAAACCCAACTGACGGCCTGCCGAAACAGGAAGGCTGAACATGCAAACACTTCCCTTTCAACAAAATACCGGATTCAACACCGGCGCTCTGATAAAGCGAAATCAACAGAGAGAGGCAGATCACGACGCAATTCGTTCTGCCGTTCGCGCCTGGGCTGCCGCTGAGGGCCAGGATGTTGTGTCGGCACATATCATCGATGAGTGGCGCCAGCAGGGTGGCGAGGAGATCGCGTTCCCTGATGATATCAGCCGTGCCCGACAGAAGCTTTTTCGCTACCTGGACAACCCGGCCGAGTCTGAGCGCTATCGCGAGTACGTTCGCCTTCTTACCCCGGCAATCATGGCCGTTCTTCCGCTGGAGTTCCGACATCGTCTGATGCCTCAGGACGATATTTTGTCGCGCCTGTCTTCGGCCATGAAGGAATGCGCTGAAGCAAAGCAGGCGGTGATGCTGAACGCGCCAGAGCACCAGAAACTGAAGGAAGTGAGCGAGGGGATTACGTCACTTTTCAGGCTAATGCCCGAGCAGACAGGAGCGCTGATGACGATCGTGAGCTCAATGCTCGGCGTGATGTAAGCGGGGTATCCATGAATCACATCGAATTTATTGAGAAGAACGTCCGCGAGGAACTCCTTCGCCAGGGCTTCACGCAAGCAGTGGCTCAGGGGGGGGCATACCAGGCGATCGATATGTACAAGCGGATGTCACAGGCAAGCCGCAAAGGGGGAATGTTTGACGATGTTATGCGACACGCAAAGTTATGGGCAGAGAAGCAGACCAGCGCAGCTGAACGTCGGGAAGCAAAGCGCAAAGTGCGAAAGGGCGGCGACCAGGCTGGGTTGTTCTGAAAGGGTGAAGACTGTTGTGCGCCAACACAGCCAGTCTTCGGGTGAATTAATTGGGTCAATTCACGGGATGAAGTATGTCAAATACCGCTGAAGTTATCAATTTTCCGATTAAAACCGAGCGTTCGGGAGGTCAAATGGCCGACCTGGCTAACGGGTATACCAAGATCGCAAACGAGATACAGAAGCTCAAGCCGCGTCTGCGGATGTCAGGTCGTGAGTGGCAGTGTCTTGAGGCTGTTATCTGGCTTACCTATGGATGGAACAAGAAGCAGGACCGAGTAACAAACACGGTGATTGCTGAACTGACAGACCTCGGAGAGTCGCATATTTCCGACACAATCAAATCTCTCGCGGAGCGGAAAATTATCTTCGCTCATAAGCAGGGAGTGATGAAAATTGTCGGTATAAATACTGAGCTATCTGAGTGGATTTTAGACAAACCGAAAACGGGAAAACCTTTCCCGGAATCGGGAAAAGTGTTACCGAAAACGGGAAAACCTTTCCCGGAAACGGGAGACACCCAATACAAGAACAATAGTAAAAGATCTTCTTCGTCTCGGAATTCTAAAGAATCCCGAAACGAGGAAACTTTGAAGTTTCTCTCTCGTCATCCAGAAGCGGCCGATGGGATTTATACCCCTGCAGGTAAATCCTGGGGAACAGCTGACGACCTCAAAGCCGCGCGATGGATTTTCGATAAAGCCCTCACCGTGAATGCCTCCCTCTCAGAGCCGAACTGGGTTGAATGGGCGAATGCCATCCGCCTGATGCGCCTGCAGGACAAGCGCACGCACTATGAAATCTGCGAACTATTCAAGTGGGCAAATGAGGATGGTTTCTGGCAGGGAAACATCCTCTGCCCCTCAAAACTACGTAAGAAGTGGGACCAACTCACAACTCAACGCCTGCGCAGCCATGGCCCATCAAAAACCACATCAGGCGCCAGTGCGCTGGACAATACCGACTGGATCGACGGGGTACTCGAATGAAATCTATCGCAGAAAGCATGCATAACTTCGATCGGAATAACTTTCAACGTATCGCCGTCGGCATGCCTGAAATCCAGGATGCACAGAGCTTTGCACATCAGGCGACAAAGACGGCTGAGGTATTCAACGAACTGTTTCGCCAGCTGCTCGCCGTATTCCCGGCGCTGGCCAACAAATCAGCGGAAGATCTCAACGAGATGCGTCGCCAGTGGTTGTTGGCGTTCAAGGAGAATGGGATCACCACGATGGAGCAGATTAACTCCGGAATGCGTGTTGCCCGCAAACAGGAAAAACCCTTCATGCCGTCGCCGGGGCAGTTCGTAGCCTGGTGTCGTTCTGAGGAGGCGGTAACTGTAGGCCTGCCAGACGCGAGTGAGCTGGTTGATATGGTTTACCAGTATTGCCGGACTCGCGGTCAGTATCCAGACGCTGAGTCTTACCCATGGCCTGAGCATGAAATCGAACCGTTAACGCTGAAACATAAAGCCTGCTATTGGCTGGTTACGGGGCTGTATACCGACATGCGTGCAAATGCGCTGAGTGATTCCGAATTGCGCCGTAAAGCCTCTGACGAGCTGCTGCGTATGGTTCGTCGCATCAAGACCGGTGAAGCTATCCCCGAGCCTGTTAAGCAAATCCCAAAATTGGGCGGACGTCCGCTGAGTAACGAGCAGGGCTTAAACAAAATCGCGGAAATTCGAGCGAAATTCGGTTTAGGCAGAGGGCGGAATCATGGCTAGAGCATTGTCAGCAGTTGAGCGCAGAGAGTACGTCCGCGCAGTGATTCGGATCAACAGGCATCAGGGGCGCCTCACGACCTCCGAAGCAATGAAAAGACTGGGGCTGAGCCGCGCTACTGTTCAACGGTATTTTTCCGAAGCAGAAGCGACTGGCGAGGTTGTCCGGCATGGTCGTTTGGGGCTTTTCCGCGATCAGCGGGCCGTCATCGACTTTGATATGAAGCGTTTTGGGATGGTGCCAAAGGCAGCGTCAGGGATGAATTACAGCCTGCTTGGCAGTCCTGTTTTTCAGCGAGTTTTAGATGTTCAGGAGGCTATTCATGGGTAACGAAATCGAAAAAATTGCACAGCAAAACGAGATGAGCATTGAGTTTGTTACCTGGTTCTTTAACGAGAAGAAAGTGGGCTGCGGGAATGTCTGGCTCATTATGATGGCTGCAATGTGGGAGGGCTGGAAAGGTCGTAGCATCGAAATGGATAAGCTGGCTGCGGAGAATGTGGCGTTAGCTCTGGAAAATGTAGCGATGAAACAGATCGTTGACTCCGTAACCAACCTGGACAACGAACCTCAGTACCACGCCGAAGGCATGGGGTGCGGACTGGAAGACCGTGGCATTACTGACCGGTACGATGCCTGCCGCTATGGATGGGATGAAGCTATGGAGCGGATATACGGCGAAGTTATCCCATGCGCCGATGAGCTGGACTTTTCCGCCACCGATGCCTACCTGGCCGGGATTAAGGCTGATGGGGTGGAGGAGTTCGTATCCAACACCGTGCATAAGATTTTTGATGAAAGCGGAGCAGCGTCAGCTTTGGCTTACCTTTCACTGGCTAATTCACACGTGAAGCAGCTGCGCGAGGGGGCCAAATGACCGAGCAAACCATTCTCGACATGTGCTGTGGCTCTCGCATGTTCTGGTTCGACAAACAGGACCCGCGTGCATTGTTCGCCGACATTCGCTCCGAGCAGCACACCCTGTGCGACGGGCGCAGCCTGGTTATCAGTCCTGACCTCGTTGCTGACTTCCGTGCGCTGCCGTTCGCTGATGCCTCATTTCCGGTTGTTGTGTTTGACCCGCCACATCTTGAGCGCGTCGGCCAGACCGCGTGGATGGGCAAAAAGTACGGGCGCCTGAACAAAAAAACATGGCGTGCCGACATTCGCGCAGGATTCAAAGATGCGTTTCGCGTACTGCGGCCACATGGTGTGCTCATATTCAAATGGAATGAAACCCAAATCCCCGTTAGCCAAATTATAGCTTTAACAGACGAGAAACCGGCGATCGGCTAGCGCACCGGGAAGAACGATAAAACCCACTGGATCATCTTCGTGAAGGGAGCTGCGGTATGAAAATTAAATGCATCAAAGACACAGAGGGATACTGGACTGAAGGTGAAATGTATCCGGCCCGTGTAGTTGCTGGCGGTTTTGTTCAAGTTGGCGACGATGACGATCCTAATGGCGAAGGTTGGAGCGCTGCACCAATGGAATATCGTGAAGATGGTTCGATCGTTTATCAGGTCGGTGGGATTGAGGGTGATGTGTTGTTCGAGGAGGCCAGCCATGACTGATGCCCTGACCAAAGAAATGATCATTGATGCTATGCGCAGTTCTATTGAGGGCTTCGCCTTCTTAATCGTCGATTCGCTGGAGTTTGAACTTAAGCGCCAGCTTACCGACGCTGAACAGCAGGAAGTTTCCACTGTTGTTGAGCAGTTGGTTCTAACGTTTCCTGAACCATGTCCGCGCTGTGGTGTAACGTCTACCCGCCCGAATGGTGAGCATTATTGCCATGCTAACTGCGTGAGGGCTGAATAAATGACCAATAACCAGTTAACAGATGAGCAAATTGCTCAGTTGTTGGGTGATGCATGCATGGTGATTGGCGACAGGTTCGCGACTGTTGACGAACTGAGTGCGGCGAAGGCAATCAGGGCGTTAGCTGTGGAGCTACAGGAACGCCGCAAGGCCGACAGCGAGCTGGTGGCAGAAGAGGTTTCAATTTATGGCGACCCCGAAGCCTTTGGGGAGCGAGAGATTAGACCGCTTGTCGGAATTCAGCAAATGCCATACGGGACGAAGCTCTATCGCCACGTGCAGCCAGCGCCGGTAGTGTCGGTAGTGCCGGATTTCAAAAAACTGGCTCGCGAACTGGTTGATAATCTCGTCGATTGCGGCGGACTGGATGAAGGGGTGAAAGATAAGTATCTGGAGTGGGCGGAGAAAACCTGCCGCGCCGCCATGCTGCAGGCTGGCAACGCTCCGGTGAACGGAGTAACCGCTGGTAAACCGTTGACCATCATACTACCCGATATCAGCTCAAAGGCGTTCTGGAGTGGTTCCGGTAAAACCGAAGTATTCCATACGGAGACTTACCGCCGTTGGGTAAAGAAGCGATCGAACGTGGCTGTATTATCGCCTGCATTGATGTGGAGGTGAAATAGTGGACTCTTCACTAGAATACGCCTGCAAACGCATTGTATATTTTGAACAGTTAATGCTGGCGGATGTGCAGGAAATTATATGGCTAGCCGAGGCCGCGATTTTTTTTCAAAGGCAACGGTAACAGGTATCAATGGCAATGAATTAGTGTTGTTGGAGTTCATAATAAATATAATACATGTAAAGTGATACTGAGGGTGTGATGACCCCGCATGCGTTTCTTCATGCGGGTAACGAATAATGAAATTAAGAAAGTAGTCTTTGCAGTTGGGAACCGAAAGCAGTAAAGTCTACTTCTCGTTTAATGTCTTCACTCAAGTTTCTGATAAAATAGGATTCATTTATGTTTCTACTTTCAAGGTCTTTCTTAACCCTAAAGTAAAATAATTTATCAGGGTTTTTGGGTGAGCCAGGATATTGTTTATGATGCTCTGCCGCAAGATCATCTAATGATTTGATGGTGAAATATTTATCATTAATTGTTTTTCTTAATCTTTCGCTTTCTTTATTGAATACAATGCTGAATATGAACTTCTCAATGCTTTGTATCGGTAAGAAAAGTTTAGCTAAGTTTTTGTATTCATCTTTCTTTGAAACATCAGTTATGACATCCCCATCCAAAATACTGATTATTTGCTTATTAACACCTATAACATTGTTCCTTAATAAATCCATATGCAAGTTTAAAACATTTTGCCATCCTCCAACAGGTGATATGTGTATTAACCTGCTGTTTTTTAAACCTGTATCAGAGAGAACACTATCAATCACTAGTGATGCCAAAGCATCTTCTGCTAATATTAGATAATCAAAGCCATCATGACGGTAGACCTCTCGAATAGCATAGCTTGGAAAACAAGGGTTAACTAACTCCAACGTTCCTTCGTTGTTATTAATTAAGTACATGTTCTGTGGTTTAAGAGCACGAATCACTTCCGGTGAATGGGATGTTAAATATACACATAATTTAGGGTATGATTCTAATAATGAATTCAAATAACCAATTAAACGAGAAATAGCAATAGGATGCAATGCTAATTCTATCTCGTCGATAAGGATGAAAAAAGTTCTATCTGTTATGCTTCTGTTTTTACCTTGGTTAATCAGGGTGTGATAAATATAATTTAGAAGTGAGATTAGAAGGCACTCTCCTGAGCTCATTCGATATTGACTTAGCAGGTCACCTTTTTGGGTTGTCATGAAATAAGGTAAGTTAGATAATTCGAAGTTTTCGGAGATGTTTTTGTTTTTAATTTTCTTCATGTCTTTGTAGTGATTGAAGTCTCCATGAAGTATATAGCTTAAGTTGTTTTTGACGTAATCGAATGCATCGACAATTTGGTCATCTTTTATTTGGTTATTTCGCAGTAGTTTATCAACAATAGTCGAGTCTCTGAAGCGAGTTCCATAAAACAAACTACCTTCATAAACCCCTTTGTATGATAATGGTCTGCTAGAGCACCACCACATATTTTCATTATTTCTCTGTCTTTTTTTTACAAACCAATGGTTAGATTCCTCATAATCATCAGCGGAAATAGTTACATCGATAGTTGAGTTATCATCAAAATCTTCATCTTGGAGCATATTGAAACGTTTGGAACTTAATAGAACTGACATGATCAACATCAAGGTGCTTTTACCGCATCCATTGCCACCAACTAAACTATACAGGCCTCCTTCGATAGGGAGTTCGATATCTGCATTCTTGATATTTTTAATATTGTTGATTTTTATCTTCATCAAGTCCATAAGCTACACCCATGAGTTAATGTATTGATAAATATGTTTATTCTTCTGCCTTAGTTGGGGAACTAAATGAAGGAGATATAAGCAATAAATAGGAGTTATCTGCTTCACAAATGGAACATACAATGCAACCCGATCCGTTTTCAACGGAAAATCGCAATAAAGTTAATTTTTCCCTCACCTACTTGACAATGCGTTTTTTTTGAAAAATACTGTTTGCGCAAAAGATACAGACATCAATTTCCTTGGACTGAATCTTGGCTATCAAGCGAAAACCGTCTTTACTTGATACTTTGTGGGCGCTGAGGGCCCGCAAAAAATCAATGATAATCAGTGATGTTTTAACATCGATTGGATTATCCGACGTCATGACGCCAAAAAAGTAAGCCCCTATTTCAATGTAGGGGCTTGATTTTTTTTATGAGATAATTTTCTTCGCGTTTTCATTATTAAACTTAACAAAAATGACCGCGATTGCGTGCGCACTCTGAACATTATTATTTCTAGTAGGCGATACATCGGTAGGACTCATTCTTCAATGCCAGCCTTGGACTGCGATGAACGGATGATGAATCCGATTTGAACATCGCAATACTCTTTTATTTTCAGTGAGTTTGTGACCATTTAGGGTATTTTTACCAGGGGCTGCCGTGATGTGAAATGCGCCAAAGACAAGCAAGTCGCACGCCATGGTAACACGGTACCTCAGCCTTTTGCTGAGGCGCTGGTGAGGGCCAATTTGCCGGAGATGTGCCTGAAAAAAGGCATTGCAGCATGATAAAACCCGCTTCGGCGGGTTTTTTATTATGGAAAAATATCAATCTAAACATAAGCATGGTGTTGGTAAAAAGTGCTGCAGAGGGGTTGAACATTTCATGCAACCGGTATACTGTTTATTTATACAGTACTTGTGTGAGGTGCTAACCATGAAAGTTGAAGTCACAATTGATAAACATAAAAAACTCCCTGATGGCGCCATACCTGCTCTTGAGCAAGAATTGCTGCGCCGCTTGTCCCAGTCTTATGATGACTGCAAATTAACCATTCGACGCACAAGCAACGATGGACTTAGCGTTTTGGGCGGCGCTGATGGCGATAAAAAACGCGTTGAGCAAATTCTGCAAGAGACATGGGAAAGCGCAGACGACTGGTTTTATTAGTTTAATTGTGATGGTGGCGGCTCTTATCCCAGAGCATCGCATTCGCGTTTCCCTTGATGCTGCTACCCGTTTTTTATGAGTGCGTCTGTATGTCGCTCAGGGGGTAATGTGACAGATGGTATTGACCCAAATCAGCAGGGGAATGTGTGGGCCACCATTACGGACGGATCCGGACATGTGTTGTGCTCATTCCGATTAGCTTTGAATGACCGAATCCTTTTATCGAATATTAATAGTGAAGTATCGGTTAGGAAAATAGCTAAAGATGAACACCTCTGGACAAGAAAATCATTAGTGGAGGTTATTAAGGAAATGAGCTCTAAAAATTGACTATTAACAGCTAGCTACATCATACTTGCAGTGCTGGTCTGAACAACCAGCCACCTGACAGTAATGCGCCACCGGAGAACGTGATGGCGCAGCTTCACTTAATAAAACAATCTCAAGGTATCCTGATCCCCGCGACGCCGGAGACCAGTTGTTTTCTGCAATCAAAATGCAAGCTCGGATCCGTTCTGGAAGCCGATTATAAGCTTGTCCGTAATCCGGCGTTTCACCGCCGTTACTTTGCTTTACTCAATCTCGGTTTTGAATATTGGGAACCTACCGGCGGGGCGATTTCGTCTAACGAGCGCAGGCTTATCACAGGTTACGCCAAATACCTTGCTGCATATGGCGGGAGTGAATCGGCGTTACTTGATGCCGCCGGGCAATATCTCGACCGAATAGCCGAGAAGCGATCCGGCTATATCAGTATTTGCAAATCCTTCGATGCTTACCGGGCGTGGGTCATCGTTGAAGCCGGCCACTATGACGCCATACAGCTGCCGGACGGCACACTGAAAAAACACCCTCACAGCATTTCTTTCGCCAGTATGGACGAATGCGAGTTCCAGGAACTGTATAAAGCATCGCTGGATGTTCTCTGGCGGTGGATCCTCTCTCGTTCGTTCAACAGCCTGCAGGAAGCTGAGAACGCCGCCAACCAGCTTTTAAGCTTCGCGGGGGGAGGCCGATGAAACGCTCATGGTTTCACCATCTCGAATGCACAACGCAGCAGGCCGAAGAATTGGTAGCGAGATATCGTCAGCGGGGCGTAAAGGTTGAACGAAGCTTAAACCCTGACTTTATGACATGGACCGTCAGCGCGCAGCTGGTGGAGGACAAAAATCCGCCGCGGGCAGACTCTCGCTGGCGCAACAGGATGTGGGGGTGAGTATGGCGAACCTACGTAAAGCGGCCCGAGGCCGCGAATGCACAGTACGGATCCCCGGGTATTGCAATGGCAATCCTGAAACCAGCGTACTGGCGCATTACCGCCTGGCGGGTACCTGCGGAACTGGATGTAAGCCGGACGATACACAGGGCGCTATAGCCTGCAGTGCTTGCCACGATCTCATCGATGGCAGAGTTAAAACCAACAATTACACCCGCGACGAACTGCGCCTGATGCATGCCGAAGGCGTGCTCAGAACTTTGGCTATATGGAAACAAGAGGGGTTACTGAAAGCATGAAACTCGAAGCATCCTTAAAACATTTCAGCCCTCAGGGTATGCACATCAGCGACGACGTGAAAAGCACATCACCAAATCGCCTGACCGGAACAGATGTTATGGCGGCCATCGGTACCACCAGCAGCCGTGCGCGCTTCGGCCTGGCTGCTTTCTTCGGAAAGGCTGGCATTAGTAGGACAGATGAGCAATTGGCCGTCCAGGCGCTAGCGCGGTATGCGATTGAAACTGCACCGAAGAACGTACGCAAAACGGCGGGTAAAGAGCTGGGGCACTGCTGCCTGATTTTGGCGCAGTTTGCTTTTGCGGATTATTCCCGGTCCGCGGAAACAACGGGAATCTGCAGGGTATGTAATGGCACCGGACGGATTGAAACCACTACCACAGAACGCAAAGTTTCTAATCCGTGGGGCAAAGCACCGTATTGGGCTAAAAAATCCCGTGCTGTCTGTCCTTCCGACTGGGATAAGTGGACTGAAGTAACAGCCGTCTTCAGCGCTAAGTGTGAAGCCTGTGACGGTAAGGGGAAAATAAATGCTCGCTGCCGCTGTGGTGGTTCTGGCCGGGTTCTGGACCGCAAAGCGACAAGAGAGCAGGGAGCTCCGGTATATAAAATCTGTGAGCGCTGTTCGGGGAATGGCTTTTCAACGATGCCCTCTACGGCTGCTTATAAAGCGATTCTGACGCTTATCCCAGACCTGCACATCAGAACATGGACACGCAACTGGAAACCTTTCTGCGATGCGCTGGTGGACCTATGCTGGAGGGAAGAGAAGAGGGCAGATGAAGAGTTTCAACGAGCAACAGCTGATTGAGTAAATGGGCGCATTATTTTGCATTTTAGGTGCAATGTGCTTGCTTTTGTCCGAAGTTGTCGTGTATATTTTAAATCGTGGAATAAAACGCCTGAACGAAACCATTCATATAAACCCTGCTACTGCAGGGTTTTGTGTTTTTGAAAACAAATGCCTGAAATCGGCTATAAAGTGTGATCTGAATCAAAATGCCATGCGCCAAACTTAAGGAATATTAAGGAACTGTAAATATTCTTTATAAGTGATGGTCTTATGGCGTTAAAAGATATTTTTGTGCGAACCGAACCTCGCAGACGGCATTATGGTGTTGCATTGTTTATCGGGCTTATTTCTGGGGTGGTTTCAGCATTTGTTAAATGGGGTGCTGAAGTACCACTACCACCGCGTAGCCCTGTCGACATGTTTACCAGTGCCTGTGGACCAGAGTCATTAATTCGAGCTGCCGGGCAAATTGATTGCTCCAGAAACTTCCTTAACCCTCCTTATATTTTTCTGCGTGATTGGTTAGGGCTGGCCGATCCAAATGCGGCTGTCTATACCTTCGCCGGACATGTGTTTAACTGGGTAGGCGTAACACATATCATATTCTCCATCGTGTTCGCGGTTGGGTATTGTGTAGTTGCCGAGGTGTTTCCAAAAATTAAGCTGTGGCAAGGTTTGCTTGCTGGTGCACTCGCACAACTGTTTGTCCATATGATTTCGTTCCCACTTATGGGCCTAACCCCACCGTTGTTCGAACTACCATGGTATGAAAACGTTTCTGAAATATTTGGACACCTAGTGTGGTTCTGGTCCATTGAGATAATTCGCCGGGATCTGAGAAACAGAATTACGCACGAACCGGATGCTGAAGTTTCTCTGAATTCAGCATTCAGATAATCTAAGCTGCGAAGTAATAAACCCGCATAAAATGCGGGTTTATTATGCCTGTGATTAGTCGCTCTTCGATAGCAATGTATGCAGAGTGTATTGACGCTAGCTACGTTTGCAACATAACGTATTGATGTGGTGAATCCCCCTATGCGGAGGGGCGACCAGTCAGTTACAGAAACCTGTAAATGCAGCGCGGGCCATGCCGGCTGGGGCATGCTCACCGGGAGGCACCCGGCACCACACTGCCACTAAACATATTTAAGATTCATGTTGGGTTTACTGTTTACAGTTACCCTTCTATGTTTAAAGAACGTAACGGTAAAAACAAATGCATCCTGGTAAATCGGTAGCTCGGACAATCAGGCGCGCTCTTACCGTTGCTCCTTGAAATGCCAACTTCAGCCCGCCTCTCTCAGCGGGCTTCTTTTTGCTCGTAACCAGCTAAAAGAAAAATCAAAAAAAGCTATACCTTCATCTGGCTGGTGAAGGGGTAAACACTAAGATGTGAATCCTCAGAGCGAGCCATGATGACTGACCGAAGAATTACCTGTCGTTATCTGGCACCCCACATGCAGCATAACCCCTTAAGGCCTTCCATTACGGTAGGCCTGCTGTCTTCTGGGGCCCTGCACGTCAAAAGTTCAGTCTGTAGGCCTATACCAGTCTTGGCGGAATTTAGCTAACGGACTCACTTTTCTAATCAATACGGGCACAGCAGTGGATGCTTTACCGATACTATGATTACGTAAAGCCTAAGCTAGAGGGAGTTTGTCTTGAGTGAAAATCTTACTGCAGTGAGGGCACATCAGCGCAGAGCCTTTCTGGACTCGGGTGTAACTATGTTCTGATTGGTTGGCGCAGCCAGGGCAGGTACATTTGATGAGGTAGTTGCGATTGTTTTTTGAGTTTTTGCGTTGTTGCATATGATATTTCCTGATGAATGGTCCGCAACCATACACTATCCCCAGGCACATAGCTCGCGTTGAATTCCCCAACCACCTCTTCAAGGTGGTTTTTTCTTTCAGGCACCTGGAATCACCATTGATGAGTATTCCACCTGCCGGTCCTGATCCCTTTCAAACACACAGCACCCCGTTAACCCGGAGGTGAACCTATGGCAAAGCATATGCAAGACAAAGAGAGCATGGCCGGAATCACCTGGCTAGCTCTGCTGATCATTGCTGGTTGGGGCGGCCTTGTCCGATTCCTGATGGATGTGAAGCAGGGCAAAGCAAAATGGAGCTGGATAAATGCTTTTGCGCAGATTGTGGTTTCGGCTTTTACCGGGGTTATTGGTGGGCTCATCAGCATTGAAGGTGGCCTGAGTATTTACATGATACTGGCCACTGCCGGTATCAGTGGTGCTATGGGTTCCGTAGCGCTCACGTATTTCTGGGAACGAATCACCGGAGTGAAAGTACAATGACAGCAGACCAGATTATTGAGGGGATCCTCGGCAAAGAGGGTGGTTATGTCGATCACCCCTCTGATAAAGGCGGGCCAACCCGCTGGGGCATCACGCAAACCACCGCCCGTGCACATGGCTACACCGGTGATATGCGAAACCTTCCCAGGGAAACCGCAAAGCAAATCCTGCTCAGCGATTACTGGACCAGCCCCCGGTTCGACCAGGTGGCAAGTTTATCTCCGTTACTGGCAGATGAGCTTTGCGACACTGGCGTGAACATGGGGCCCAGCGTCGCCAGTAAGTTCTTTCAGCGCTGGCTGACGGCAATGAATATGCGCGGAAAGCTGTATCCCGATCTGATCCCGGATGGCGCCATTGGCCCCCGAACCATCACTGCGCTTAAGGGATATCTTTCAGCCCGAGGGAAAGAGGGGGAACAGGTTCTGTTACGCGCGCTGAACTGCAGCCAGGGCGCCAGATACCTCGAACTTGCGGAGGGTCGCGAAGCCAACGAGGATTTTCTCTACGGCTGGATTAAGGAGCGCGTGCTATGAAGATGATCATCTTCGCTTTGCTCGTGCTGGTGGCTTTGCTCGTTCTCTTACTGCTGCGCAAATATACCCGGCTGGAGTTCGTAGGCCATGCCAGCCTGCTGCTGAAAACGTGGTCTGTAAAGCTGGGGACTATCGGCGCGCTGGTTGGTGTGTGGGCGCAGTCGTTCCCGGATGCTGCACTGCACGCCTGGGCGATGCTGCCGCCGGACATTAAAAACATTCTGCCTCCAAACATTGTTGCGTTGATTAGCCCTGCGCTGGTGGTGCTGGCGGTGCTTTCGCAATACGTACGCCAGCCAGCATTGAAAGCTAAGGCCGAAGAACTGAAGGAGCCGCAGCGATGAGCTTCGAAATTATTGCTGGGCTGGTGGTCGTCATCCTGGGCGCTATAGCTGGCACGTTCGGTATTGGTCATGCTCGCGGTACCAGTAAGGCAGAAGCCAAAGCCGATCAGCAGCGTACCGAAGAGAACGCCGCCGCAACCGTCGCCGCGACAGAACGTAGGGCAGAAGTCACGAAAGAGGCAAGCGATGTACAGCAGACTGTTAGCCATATGCCTGATGACGATGTTGATCGGGAGCTGCGCGAGCACTTCACCCGCCCCGGTAGTCGTTGATACCGCGTGCAGCTGGGTGCGGATTATCTACCTGACCGACCACGATATCGAGGTGCTGGATAAGCAGACCAAGCGCGATATCCTAGCGCACAACAAAGCAGTGCAGGCCAATTGCCAGAGCATTACCCCTATTCAGTGAGTTAAAAGAATGGCCTCATCCTTGAGGTCCACGGGTAAGTAAACGCAAGGTCTTTCATGTAATGGCTCTTTTAGCCTAGGAGCCAGCTCAGAAACAACAAGCGTAAGCGGTAGATATTTATGATTTTTTTCTGCTGCATATCCCCAGCAAACCAAAAGGGCTACGAAATGAGTGAAGCTAAACCGCGGGATGGCAGCACCGTAAAGGGATACCGCACGTTAACCGAGGGTGATATTGAACAGATGAACCGTCTGAAGGGTGTCAGTAAGCACTTCTTAAACCTTCTGGATACAGCCAAAGAATCAGATGCCGATACCCGTTGGATTGGTATGGCTAAAACTGAAATGCAGAAGGCGTGCATGTTCGCTTGTCGGGCTGTGGCTCAACCTGAAGACGGCTGTTAGCGCTTCAACGTTTCAATGAAATAAATAGAACCGCGGAATGAATCCTACAAAATGCAAGTGTGCTGTATTTTATCGGATTCTAATGAGGTTTTGAGGTGTTTTTCTACTGGTTGCGAGAAAAATGAAAGGTCAGACGTTATGGGAAGTGGCTCATCCATGAGCACACGGGTAAAACAACGGACTTTGTCATGGCAGAGCAAAGTCAAAAGTAAGTGTAGAATGTGTCTCGGATTTAACAAGCTCAGCGGGTTTGTTTCATTGATTGTACGTCTGTAACTTTCATAATATTTCTGCCATTTCAAAACTAACATATTAGGAAAAAACTTAGGAAATTTAGAGGGTAAGTGGAAAAGTGGACAGCTAAATCTCCTCGTGAAGCAATGGGCTTAATTTTAAAAAAAATATATAGTTTGCAATGTTAGTTTTTTAGTTCATTATGCATGCTACATTGACTTTTTATAAAGTGAGTTACTAATTATGATTGATTGCAAACTTCCGCGACTTCCAAAGCATTATCGATATGGTGCTGAACAAATTAACAAATTGCCTGAGCGTGGGGAGGTTTTTCCTCCCGCGGGCAGTATAATAAAGTCAGTAAGTTTAACTGAAAGTGTGTTTGTTTGCGTTCCGGTGCAGCGTTATATTCATGGGTTGGATATTTGGGTCACAGTTGAATCCTCTTGCTAATATTTTTTTTTGGTAAGAGTGGCTTTTCGTTAGTTTGGTAGTTTCTATTTTTTGTAAATTCGCTGTAGGAATTTAAAATTAGCATCATTGCAACGCTTTCAAACACCGTAGAAGGATTATGATGCTAGTGCAAAATAATATTTATAATAATTCAGAGTCATATGCTCTTCTTTTGTTTAGTATGTGGCCTGTCCTTATTGTACTTCTTGTTGTGATATCTTGTGCCTTCTACGGTGTATTGATGCATAAAACTGCAATTTGTTGTTTTCTGTCAGCCATGTTCCTTGGTATCGCAGGCTGGTTTTATGGATGATCACCAATAGCTCTAATATGAGTCGTTTTTTAGTATAAAGTCAAAGTGTCATTACTTTACCTGGCTTGTAGCGCTGGTTCTCTAAGGTTTGACGATAAAAGGCCCTGCTCATACAGGGCTTTTCTGTATGTATTATTTATTAAAGAGGTAAGACATGTCAGAGATCACCGCATCCGAGCAAATCCGCCTGGATATCATCAAGAAAGTTAACTACGACACCGCAGCGGCCAAGTTGGCCATTGACTGGGTAGGCGACAGCTATCTGAAATCTGAACTTTTCGCAGACTCCTTTGATCGTGTTTACACGGAAAGCGAGATTGTCTCGAAGACCCGTAAAGCGATTCAGGAAGCGACCGAAGCGCTGGCGTTGTTTGATACCGGCGCAGAACAGGCCAGCTAAGGCATTACAACAGGCATTCACTGAGTGCCTGTGATAATGACCATCAGACAAATCGTCTGGGCTGACAGTTCAATCAATCACCAATTTCCAGTTATACGGGGTAACTGACATCATTGTCTGTTTATCCCGGTGAATTTTGAAATACTCACTACTCTCATAACGTCTCTGCTTGCCAACACCAGAACGGCAGAGGTCAGTTAGCCGTATAGATGAACCTCTCCCGGGTGGCTCCTGAGAGATTCTTTATACGCTAGCTGGTAGTAACTAAAGGCCGCATATTTTTGCGGCCTTTTTCATTTTTGTAAAATGAAAGCCCTCAGGCGGTTAACGATGCTCTGGACCATGGAAGTGATCTCCACCATGTCCGCCTCCATGGGGACCAGGGGGAAGGATACATCCTGAAAGTGACAGCGCACCACAGATCACAAAAACAGCAAGCATAATTCTTTTCATAATAACTCCTGAACTAAAGAGCCTTAATTCCAAAACATAAAAGTGAATATTTTATGGAGAATCAGTAATTCCTTTTTCTCCCTCACGTTAAATAGGAATAATCCATGGCAAAACCGGACTGGGGCGAGCTTCAGCAACGGTTCCTGTCCGATCATGCCGCAACCGGCGTATCACCGAAGGATTGGTGTGAAGCGCAGGGACTGAATTACGCTACAGCCCGCCGATACATCAAGAAACCCACTGCGCAAACTGCGCAAAAACCTGCGCAGAAGAAATTGTGCACTGCGCAAAAGGAAAAGTGCGCAGAAGAGTTGGTGGAGAGCAAACTGAGTCCAAAGGTAAAGCGCTTCATTGCTGAATACCTCAAGGACCAGAACGCTACCGCTGCCGCTGAGCGTGCGGGCTATAGCGACCCAAACTATGGCCGTCAGCTTCTAACGAATCCTAACGTTGCGCAGGCCATTGCGCAGCAGCAGAAAGCATCCATTGTGCGCACACTCGGCAGCGCTGATGAAGTACTTGAGCAGATGTGGCGCCTGGCAACGTTCGACGCCAACCAGCTATCACAGTATCGCCGCGGGAGTTGCCGTTACTGCTGGGGCTTCGGTCATCAGTATCAATGGCGTGATGCCGTGGAGTACGAAGAGAAGCGGCTCGAAGCGCTTGAGCATAAACGTCGCGAGCCCGTCGATGTTGGTGGTTACGGTTACGACCACACCAGCGCACCTAACCCGGAATGCCCTCGCTGTAATGGTGATGGCGTCGGCCAGCCATACTTCGCTGATACGCGTAAGCTGGCGCCGGATGCTGCGCTTGCCTATTCCGGTGTGAAGCTTGGGAAGAATGGCGTTGAGATAACCGCTATCAGCCGCGAGCGCATGTACGAGGCGGTGATGAAACGGCTCGGCCTGGCTGATAGCGAGTTCGCCCAGCGTCTGCAGCTGATTGAAATTGAGCGCCGGCAGCTGGAGGTCGAAAAATTACGCAAAGAGCTGGCCGCTGACCCGGAGGATGACGAACCAACGCCAGTTGCAATCAATATCAACGTAGTCGATGCACGAGTGAGGGAAGAGGATGGCGATAGCACCGACGCTTAACATCCCTCAGGCCAAATTCCTTGCGATGCAGTACAAATTTAAGGCCTATGTCGCCGGCTTCGGTTCCGGTAAGACGTGGGTCGGTTGTGGTGGTATCTGCAAAGGGATGTGGGAACACCCCAAAATCAACCAGGGTTACTTTGCGCCAACGTATCCGCAGATCCGTGACATCTTTTATCCCACTGTTGAGGAGGTGGCCCACGACTGGGGGCTGAATGTCAAAATCAACGAGGGAAACAAAGAGGTTCACTTCTACGCCGGGCGCCAGTACCGAGGAACGACGATTTGCCGCTCGATGGAGAAACCGCAAACCATTGTTGGTTTTAAAATCGGTAATGCGCTGATTGATGAACTGGACGTAATGCCCGCCAAAAAGGCGCAGTTAGCCTGGCGAAAAATCATTGCTCGTATGCGTTACAACGTGGCCGGTCTTCGTAACGGGATCGACGTCACCACGACGCCGGAAGGGTTTAAATTCGTTTATCAGCAGTTCGCAAAGACTGTACGCGATAAGCCTTCGCTCTCAACGCTGTACGGCTTGGTGCAGGCCTCGACGTTCGACAATGAAAAGAATCTGCCGCCGGACTATATCCCGTCGCTGATGGAGTCATACCCGCCGGAGCTGATCAAGGCTTATCTCCGTGGCCAGTTCACCAACCTTACCAGCGGGACGATTTACCATCAGTTTGACCGTAAGCTGAATAACTGCCGGGAAGAAGAGCAACCCGGTGAGCCGCTGTATATCGGTATGGATTTCAACGTCGGGAAGATGGCCGGGGTTGTTCATGTGTTACGTCTGGGGCTTCCGTTTGCAGTTACTGAAATCATCAAGGCTTACGACACGCCGGACATGATTCGCATCATCAAAGAGCGGTTCTGGCTATATGACGGCCATGACTACCGAAAGGTGCGTGAAATCTATATCTACCCGGACGCTTCCGGCGATTCCCGTAAATCCAGCAATGCCAGCGCCACTGATATCGCTCAGCTTCAGCAGGCCGGCTTCAATGTGGTTGTTAATGCATCAAACCCGCCAGTGAAAGACCGCATCAACGCGATGAATGCCATGTTCTGCAATGGTAACGGTGAACGTCGCTACAAAGTGAATGTAAAGCGGTGCCCGGTGTACACCGAATCGCTTGAGCAACAGGTCTGGGGCGAAAACGGTGAGCCGGATAAAACGGCGGATAACGATCATCCCAACGATGCTGGCGGGTATTTCATTGTGAAGCAATTCCCGATTATCAAACCGACTGGAAAAGTCACCCAACTGCGGATGTAAAACCATGCCTGATATTTCAACGCCCAACCTCGACTATAACGACATGGTTGAGGCATGGGATATTAATGATGCGCTGATGGGCGGCACGCTGGAAATGCGCCGGCAGGGCAAGAAGTATCTCCCGAAATGGCCGAACGAAGATCCTGAAAGTTATAAGGAGCGTTTGGCTTCGGCAACGTTACTCCCTGCCTATGAAGAGGCCATTAAACAAAACATCGGGCGAGTGTTTGCTGAGCCGACGGTATTGAGTGAGGATTCTCCTGAACAAATACGGGAGCTGTCGCCAGATATTGATATGGAAGGAAACCGGCTCGATGTCTGGGCGCAGCAATTTTTCAGCATCGGATTCCAGTATGGTCTGGTACATGCGCTGGTGGATTTCCCGAAAATTGACCCGGAGGCAGTAAAAACTAAAGCCGACGAAAAAGCCGCGGGATCCCGCCCGTATGCCACGATGTTAAATCCTCGCCAGGTCATCGGCTGGAAATCGAAAGTGGTTAAAGGGAAAGTGATGCTGACCGATCTGCGTATCAGAGAGGTCATCATTATTGATGGCGACGATTACGGGCAAACAAAAGTTGAGCAAATACGCCATATCATGCCGGGCAAGGTTGAAATTTATCGCCGAAATAAAGGTGATAACGGCGAAAGCCAGTGGCAGATTCACGACGAGTGGGAAACCAGTCGCGATGATATTCCCCTGGTGACGCTTTACACGAAACGCACTGGCTTTATGCGCGGTTCACCGCCACTGCTTAATCTCGCCTTACTGAATATCAAGCACTGGCAGAGCCAGAGTGAACAGGACAACATCCTGCATGTCGCTCGTGTGCCGTTGCTGGTGGCTTACGGTCTGGCTGATGGCGAAACGTTGACGATAGGTTCTTCCTCTGCGACTCGTTTCGATGACCGCCAGCGGCAGGGACTGGAATATGTCGAGCATACCGGGGCTGCGATTGATGCCGGTAAGATATCCCTTGAGGATCTGGAAAACCAGATGCGTCAGGCCGGCGCAAAACTGCTGCGCGCGGAAAACACATCAACTAAATCCCTAGACCAGACTCACGAAGAGCGGATGCAGGAGAATTCACCTCTCTACACCATGGCAAGCTCGCTTGAGGATGCGCTCGATAATATCCTGCAGATTATGGCGGAATGGCTGGGCGAGAAAGAAGGCGGCAATGTCGATGTACGCACCGAACTGGATGTTTCAGCCCAGACGTTTGATGCCACTGCTGCAACAGCTGTTCAGTCGCTCCGTCAGGATGGTGATATACGTCAGGTCGATGCTGTTCGCGTTTTGCAGGCCCTCAAATTTATCGATCCGGACGCGAAGCCCGAAGAGGTAATCGATGAGTTGCGGAATCAGCAGGTCACGCTGGCCGGCGGACTGAGTAACCCGGGTGGTGCAAATGGCAACGGCGAATGACAAGCTTCAGGATGAATCGATAGCGCATGCGATATGGATAGCGCGGTACAGCACCAGCGTTGCAAACAGGATGATAAAAATCCTGAATGACAGCGATGCGGAACTGACAGCCAGATTGCTGGTGGCGATGGATAGCCTGGATGCTGACAGCTTTACCGTGTCGCGACTGGAAGCGCTGCTCGTTAGTGTCAGAGCTCTTAATCGCGAGGCTGTGCAGTCAATGTACGCGGGACTATCTGAAGAGTTGCAGCTGCTCGCTCAGCACGAAGCAGGCTTTCAACTGAGCCTGTTTCAGTTTGCGATCCCCGATGATGTTCTTTCGCTTCACCCGCTGGTGGGCATTTCCCCGGACGCCATTTACGCCGCGGCGATGGCACAGCCGTTTCAGGGGCGCCTGCTCAGTGAGTGGGCTGATAACCTTGAATCCGATCGCATGGCGCGTATCAGCAATACGGTGCGGCAGGGCTTTCTCCTGGGCGATACGCATGAGCAAATCGCCAGAAAGGTCCGTGGTCATGCTAACCGTGGTTATCAGGATGGCGCGCTGCAGATGAGCCGAACCAATGCCGGCAGTATTGCAAAAACGGCTGTGGGGCATCTTGCTTCTACGGCCAGGAAAAGCTTTGCAGATGCGAACGATGACATTTTGAAGGGTAAGCAGTGGTTATCCACTTTGGATAACCGTACATCAAAAGACTGTCGGATTCGCGACCGCCTCAAGTACACACTGGATAACAAGCCGATCGGCCATAAGGTGCCGTATCTGCAGGGACCCGGGAAAATCCATTTCTGCTGTCGCAGCGTCGAAACCTACATCCTGAAATCGTCTGATGAGCTGGGTATTGCTGTTGGGCAAATATCAGATAGCTCACGTGCCAGCATGGACGGGCATGTGCCTTCGAATACCGATTATCAGGGATGGTTCTCGCGCCAGTCGTTCACGCGACAGTCCCAAATCGTTGGCGTAACCCGGGCCCGGCTGATTCGTGACGGCGGCATGTTGCCCGATGATTTCTACAACGACAAGGGCGAATGGCTGACTCTGGAGCAACTTCGTAACCTGGATGCTCAGGCGTTCAGCAACGCCAGACTTTAAAGCTTTTTAAGTCTTCAATCAGGCTGCCTCCGGGCGGCCTTTTTTATTGCCGTGATCCGGATGGTGAGCGGTGCAACGGTCGGATGACCACCGAAAAGGTAACCACATGAAACTGAAAACAGTCGAAGTTAACGGCAAAAGCTATGCAGAAGTCGATTCCAGCGGTTTACCCGTCTACGTCCACGATGACGGCCAGGAAGTTGGTTTTGATGCTGTGCAGGCCGTTGGGAAAATCTCCTCTCTGAATGGCGAGGCGAAATCTCATCGTGAAGCCAAAGAAGCAGCTGAAGCCAGTCTGGCTAAGTTTGCCAAAATCGGTGATCCGGCGAAGGCACTCGAAGCGCTGGAGATGATGACTAAAATCGACCAGAAAAAACTGATCGACGCAGGCGCTGTTGATCAGGTTAAAGCGGATATCACCAAATCCTTCCAGGCGCAGCTTGATGAAGCTACTCAGCGTGCGACGACCCTTGAAGGCCAGCTTTACCAGGAAATGATCGGCGGCCGGTTCTCTGGCTCGAAATTCATCGCAGATAAAGTAGCAATTCCGGCAGATATGCTTCAGGCGCGGTTCGGTCAGTCCTTCAAAGTCGAGGACGGCAAAGTCGTTGCCTATGATGGCTCTGGCAACAAAATTTATTCCCGCTCGAAGCCGGGCGAACTGGCGGCCTTTGATGAGGCGCTGGAGTTCCTGGTGGAGCAGTACCCACAGAAAGACCACATTCTGAAGGCCAGCGGCAACCAGGGAGGCGGCTCACGGCAGTCTCAGCATTCACTCGGGCAGAAAACGATGAAACGCGATGCGTTTACCAGTTTGAGCCCGACAGATCAGCAATCAACTCTCAAAGACGGTATCACCATCGTCGATTAATTCTTTGCCAGCCGCCGGATGGCTGCTGGTGCCGGAGCTGGATAGCTCAACCAACCCTATATTTTAATCTCCAAGGAATCCATACACATGGCTAATACGCTTACCGGGTTGATCCCGACTATCTTCACGGCTCTGGATACCGTATCTCGCGAACAGGTCGGTTTTATCCCGGCTGTATCGCGTAATGCGAAAGCTGATGCGGCGGCGAAGGACCAGACTGTTACTGCGCCGGTTGCGCCACCCGCAACCACTGTTGATATTACCCCGGGGGCTACTGCGCCAAATGACGGCGACCAGACGATCGGCACCGTTGATGTCAAAATCACCAAATCCAAAATGGCCCCGGTCAAATGGAACGGTGAGGAACAACTGGCACTGGGGCCCGCAGGGACATACAACACCATCCTTGCTGATCAGTTTAAGCAGGCTTTTCGCGCGCTGGCTAATGAGATGGATGCAGATCTCGCGGCTCTGTATTTCGCATCCTCTCGTGCTGTTGGTACGGCCGGCACCGCTCCTTTCGGTATTGCAGGTGATTTGTCGGATGCGGCAAATGCGCGCCAGGTTCTCTCTGACAACGGTTCGCCGACAACCGATTTGCAGATGGTTCTCGGTTCTTCGGCTATCGCAAACCTCCGCGGTAAACAGTCAGTTCTGTTCAAAGTAAACGAATCCGGTACTGATGCGCTTCTGCGCGAAGGTATCGTGGGGCGACTGGAAGGATTCAACATCCACGAATCCGCGCATGTTAAGAAACACGCTGCATCTCCGGCTGCCGGATACCTGGTGAATGGAGCAAAAGCTGAAGGCGATATTCTGATTGCCATTGATACCGGCACAGGTGCTTTTGCAGCAGGTGACATCGTGACGTTTGACGGGGACAGTAATAAATACCTTGTTGCTGCTGCGACCGCCACAGCAATCACCCTGGCTGCTCCTGGCTTACGTCAGTCACTGGCCGACAACACCGCTATTACCGCTGGTGGCGCCTACACCGCAAACATGGCGTTTGATCGCAATGCATTCCTGCTTGCATCCCGAACCCCGGCAATGCCGCAGGGCGGCGATACGGCGGATGATGTAATGAACGTTACTGACCCCGTATCTGGCATCACTTACCAGGTAGCACTGTACCGCCAGTATCGCCAGGTGCGTTACGAAGTCGGTTTGTCCTGGGGCGTTGCGGCAGTTAAGTCGGCGCACTCAGCGCTGTTGCTGGGCTGATAAACAGGGGCTTCGGCCCCTTTTTTAAATGGAGGGCTGATGGCCGGATTAACAAAAGAGCAGCGCGCCCAACGAGCTGCTGAGCAAACTGCTTCTACGCAGGCGGATAACAACGTACCCGTATCGACCACATCGCAGCTGGTGGCGATGGTTACCGATTTCCCGGCATTCCCGGGTGCGCCCAATACCGCCAACGTTCACCCTGATGAAGTGGAGAACTGGAAGGCGCACGGCTGGAAAGAAATGGAGTGATGCATGATCACTTTCATCACCGTTGAAGATGTCAATTCGATTCTCGGTGCCACCTGGACAGATGAAAGCAAAAAAGCCAAATCTGTGGTGATGGCCAATACCTGGATGAATGGACTTAACCTGAAACTGCCGTGCAATAAGGCAACTCACGAAACCATTATTCCTGACGATGTGAAACAAGCTGGCACCTATGCGGCGCTGTCGGCGGCAAATGGCGGGCTGTATCAGCAGAAAACTGATTCGGGGGTATTGCTGAGTAAGACGGTTGACGCTGACGACGTTTCTGTTTCAAAGACCTTCGCAGAACTCGGTACCAACAGTTCGGCATTGCTTGATTCGGACCTGCAGCTGGCGCTGGCCATGCTTAAGCCCTATGGCGCTAGTCAGTCCCAGGTGCGGCTGGTGAGGGGGTGATATGGGTATTCGTGACGAGTTACAAACTGAAGTTGCCGCAGCATTCGATACCGATCTGCAGGATGCGGTTAACGAATTCGCCGGAAGCTACACCGTTCGAGGCGCCTGGGATCCGGTGACGGAGACCGGCACTGAAACCCAGGTGACTTACTCGGGGCGTGGAGTGCTGGCGCGCTATAAACTGCGCCGCATCGATGGCGTTAACATTCTGCATGGTGATTTGAAGCTAAGCGCCCTGGTTAACGAGGTGACTGATAAGCCGGCCGTTGGGCATATCATCACCGCACCGGATCCGATTACGGGTGAGCTTCAGCGTTACGACATCATAACCGCTTCTGCCGACTCTGCTGGCGCTGCGTACTCCATTCAACTTCGGAGGGCGTGATATGGCTAAGGGCTGGAACATTGACCCGGCGGCATTCGCCGGGCTGGTGGCCGAAGATGTCAAACTACGCCAGCGGACAATCGCCATTCAACTGCTGAATGAAATTGTTCAAAGGTCGCCGGTAGGAAACCCGGAGTTGTGGGCCATCAACGCGACCGCGGTTCAATACAACAAAGCTGTTGGGGAATGGAACGAATCTCTTTATGCCGTTCCTGCTAACCTGACCAAAACCGGAAGGCTCAGGAAGAAAGTCCGTGTTAATGACAGCATGGATATCAGGCGGCCGGCTGAGTATCGCGCAGGAACCTTCAGGGCATCGCATTTTGTCAGCATCGGCGAACCCGATCACTCCGTCCCGACCGAACCGGATCCGCGTGGGACAATGACGTTTCTTAATGGCAAAAATATCATTGACCAGGCGCCAGCCTACTCGGTGATTTACATCCAGTCGAACCTGCCTTACTCCGTGTCTCTGGAGAATGGCCACTCAACGCAAGCGCCGACAGGCGTCTATGCCGTCTCGTTTAATGGTGTGATTCAGGCCTACAAATGACCCTCACAGAAATCAGAAACGCTGTCATTTTCCGAATGGCGGCACAGACCGCTATTGCCTCTGATGCGGTGGATTATCCCAATGGTCCGGTATTTGACCCCAGTAACCGCGATATCTGGGCCCGTCTCACCAACATTGCAGGGCAGGCAGGCACAACCGAGATCGGGGATGGGCCAGTCGTCCACAGGACGGGCTTACTCATCATTCAGCTGTTTGTTCCGGTTGGCTCCGGGACGTTGCTTATCTCCCGGACGGCCGATCAGCTAACGGAGCTATTTGAGTTCAAGGACGACGGAAAACTGAGTTATTTCGCTGTTTCTGCTGTGCCGGCGGGTGAGACCGATGGCTGGTTACAGCTCAATCTTCAAATTCCTTATCGCGCTCTGTAGCGCACAAAAAACAGGAGGCTCCTGTGAGCTCAGGTGCAAAAGTAGTAGCCGCGTTTATTCGCGAGACAACGCCAGGAATCACGCCAACAGCAGGGGCGTGGAACCTGCTGCGCCGTTCTTCATTTGGTCTGAAACCAACGCAGAACACCAACGACAATGACGAAATCGCTGGTGACCGTATGGCGCAGGGTGTTTCACGCGGCACAGTGGATGTCGGCGGCGATGTCGGTACACGGTTTCGCTGGAATCAGCATGACGATTTTCTTGCCAGCTGCTTCGGTTCCGAATGGGTAAATAACGTGCTGACGATGGGTAACGGTCGCATTACGTTCTCCGTGGCGACTTTTGCCAGTGATGTGGGGATCGCCCAGATTGCCCGCGGTTGCCAGGTTGGCACCTTCCAGATGGAAATCCCGGCCGATGGTGATATCACTGCAACCATTACGTTTGCAGGGCTGGACTGGGAGACGAAAGGGGACGATACCAGCTATTTCACCGCGCCGGTGGATTTAGCGGGGGCGCTGCGTTACTCCTTCAAAGAGGTCACGAACATCCGGCTAAATGGTGTTGATGGCGGGACAGGTTTCTGCGTCGACACCTTCAACATCCAGTTCAACAACAATATGCAGACTCAGCGCTGCATCGGTACCGGTTCGGCATTCGCCGGCGCAAACATTCCGACAACCTTTACCCCGTCAGGTCAAATCACGCTGTCATGGTCAAAGGCTGCCTGGGAGGTTTACAAAAAAACGTTCACCGGCGAAACGGTGCCGTTTAGCTTCACGCTGGAGAATGCTGAAGGCGCCTATACCTTCGATTTCCCGGAAGTGCAGATCTCCGGCGACTGGCCGGATGCGGGGAGCACTGACATTGTTCAGGTTCAGCTGGATATCACCGCGGCCAATACTCCGCCAACTATTACCCGCGTTCCTGCCACTACTGGCGGTGATGATTAACATTGGCCCTCTTTGGAGGGTTTTTTTATGGAGTTTTTTATGCTGATTGTTACCCCGAAAATTGATTTAAATGGCGAGCGCTGGTTTTATCCCTACAAAAAGCCAGAAGGCAGCAAAAAGGAATTCTCGCCGGAAGAAGAATCGCTTTTCAAACTTCGCCTGCTGGTGGCCAGCAGCGAGAATCCACAATATCGCTCCCGTAACGCGCTGGTGCGCCGCCACATCGATAAGATGGACGCAGGTTATAAGGTGGGGACAACGGATTTTAATCTCGCCAGCGTGGACGATATCGACTCTGTTGATGACCTGCTGATCGATAACGCCGCTCGGTTCCTGCTGAAAGGCTGGGAGGGAGTAGGTCAGTTAGTCGACGGCATAGAGGTTGCTCTCGACTACACCCCAGAACTTGGGGCCGCCATGCTGAAACAGCACCCGGCGCTATACTGGCTGATACTGGCTGAGGCGGCAAACATTGCTCAGGGTAAGGAGCAGCAGACTCAGGAAACCGTAAAAAAGCCATAGAGGCCCAAAAGTGGCTAAAGGATTTCTCTGGCGAGCAGGGCGAGAAAGCAAAGTGGCGCAGGGAGAAGCTAAATCTCCCACCCATTCCAGAGCCTGAAATCGATACGGTCACTGGGGAGATCCTCAACGCTTACGCCATGATATCGCGCGGCAGGAAGTATGCCGGCATGGCCGGAGTGCCGCTCCCTTTATCCCTGAACGATATTGAGCTTTACCTGGCATCGCGCACCATCCTGATCGACCGCATTGAGTTTGACGCAGCAATACTGGCCCTCGATGATGCCTGGAGAGCTGAGTGGGCTGAAGAGCAGAAAAGACAGGCAAAAGTGAAGTAGTCATATCATTGTCCCCATCTTTTCCTGTGCTAATCTGTGAGCAAATGTTAATGATGAGGATAGGGATGTGAAAAGGGCTTTGGTGGTCGGGCTTGGTTTAATGGCATTGTTGGGCTGTGATGACAAGTTTCAAATATCAAAACTACTCCCCCCTAAAGACCCACCTTCTATTGCTGAGATGATAGCTACGGGGAAAGAGGAAATAACGTCGGAATGTAAAAACGGCGATGTTTCCTTTAACTGTGAATTCCTCACTGGCGATTTAACCGGGACGGGAAAGTGGCATCATACCAAGCTGTACCTGCATAACAGCGGGATGGTAGATATGATTATTGACGGCAAGGCTTACTATCAAAGCGATATCAGCAGTAACACCTTTGCTGGTCAGGAGACAACTACCTTCACAATGAAAGGCGTTGGTGGCGATAATGGTGAAGTAAATATCGTTAGATCCAATGAAGGGAAATCCTTAAATTTTGAAGCCTATAACAAAGATGACAAACGGTTTGTTATGGGAGGCGTTAAACTGCAGTAACTCAATCTAGGGATGAAGATAGCCTTCACTGATTATCATTTTTTAAGTATTTCCTAACCCGCTTTATCGGCGGGTTTTTTATTGCCCGGAGATAAGGTAAATGGCAGAACAAGAATCACGGCTAGCGATACGCCTGGACAGCTCCGGGGCAGAGAAGCAGGCTGACAGCCTTACTGTTGCGCTTGATAAGATGACTCAGTCTGGTGATAAGGCTGTAACCAGCATATTCAAAGTGACAAAAGCGACTGACGAAGAAAAAGATGCTCTCAATAAATTACGAGCAGCCATTGATCCGGTTGGTGCTGCAATTGATACAGTCGGTCGCCGCTATAGTGAGCTAAAAAAATACTTCGATAAGGGTCTAATTGACGAGGAAGAGTTTCGTTCGCTGTCCAAGATGCTGAATGACACCACTGAGGAACTAAGTGGTGTTGCACAAGCTCAACGAGAAGCAGAGAAGGCCAGCAAACTGGCTGCTGTGCAGCAGGAAGCGCAGGCTGATGCATTCCAGAGAATGCTCGATAAAATCGATCCTCTGGCAGCTGCGCTTCGTAATCTCGAGCAACAACAAAGTGAACTGAATACTGCCTTTAAATCGGGTGCAATTAATACTTCCCAATATGATGCATACAGCAAAAAACTGCAGGAGACTCGTCGGGAAGTAACTGGCGAAGCACAAGCCGAGCGCGAGGCTGTAAAAGCACATGATGAGCAGGTAACTGCGCTGCGTCGTCTTGAAGCCCAAATAGATCCCGTAGGTGAAGCATTCCGCCGCCTGAACGAACAGCAGCGCCAGCTGGATACAGCTAAAACATCCGGGATGCTGTCGCCCCTGGCTTACGATCGCCTCAACAGCAAACTTGCAGAATCCCGCGATGCCCTGGAAAAAACCCAGGCGCAATTGGGTAAAACAAGCCAATCTGCAGCTCAGACTGCCAACGCTATGCGCATGATCCCTGCTCAGATGACAGATATTGTTGTCGGTCTTTCTACAGGGCAGTCACCGTTTATGGTTCTTATGCAGCAGGGCGGTCAGCTCAAAGATATGTTTGGCGGCATTGGGCCAGCGATTAAGGGCGTTGGCACATATGTCATGGGTCTGGTTAATCCCTATAGCGTAGCAGCTGCTTCAGTTGGGTTGCTAACTTATGCCGTCTATCAGAACCGACAGGAAATTGATGCTGCGACAAAAATAGCCACAACGTCCCTTGGCGCTAATGGAGATGCTGCTGAGCGACTTGCACTCAATATGGTTGCTATATCTGATAAGACGGGTCAGACGATCGATGAAGTCGGTAGTATGTTTATAACGACTAATGACGGTGCGAGCGAAGCAATAAATAAGCTAATCGACGTTGGTTTTAGTTATGACGAGGCAAGGACGAAGGTAGCCCAATACAAGGACTCTGCTAATTTCACCGCTTTGAATGCTGATATTGATCAGCATCGACGGGAGATCCTGAAAATAGGTGATTCGTGGACAGCTGCAGCAATTGAGGTCAAAAATTATTACACAGCTGCGGATAAGGGTAGGCAAAACGTAGCGCTTGGTGGTGCAATTGACCCTACGATGCGGTTTATCGGCCAGGCATTAGATCTGCAAACCACGATGAACACACTTACCATTGAAGGTAATAAGGCGGTAAAAAATTCCGTAGACTGGATTAATAAGGAGTATCTGGCGGCAGACAGGCTTGCCGGTGCAGAAGCTCGGTTAAAGGAGGCAAGAGCACAGTCCAGAAAAATAGCTTTCTCAGGAAATAAAGAAGCAATCGATCAGGCCAATGCGCTAATTGCTGTAAGAGAAAAGGAACTTGAGCAGGCCAAAAAAGCTGGGCAGCCTAAGACCCACAAAGAAAAAGCCTATACAGAGGACGCAGCAAGCCGGCTGCTTGATCAGATAAACCAGCAGACTGCAGCCATGCAGTCCCAGTTGGATGCCAGTGACAAGCTTAACAGCGCGACACAGGCGCGGGTTAAGTTCGAACAGCAAATTGCTGACCTCAAGTCTAAAACGCAGCTTACAGCTGACCAGAAGTCGATCCTTTCCCGTTCAGATGAAATCCTCCAGGCATATAAGCAGCAGGAGGCACTGCAAAATTCCGTAAAAACCCTGGACGATTATCGGAAGATGCAGGAACAGGTAAAGACGAAGGATGAGCGGACCAACGATCTGCTTAAAACCCGTCTTGAACTGCTGGAGAAGGCCAAAGCAACCGGGCACCTTAAACCCGGTGAATATGAAAAAACGAGGGCAGATATTTATCAAAACACCGATATGCAACTGCCCTCGACGGTTCGTAATGTTGTAGGAAACCAGACACCCACAGGAGGGCGACTCTCTGGAACTTTTGAGGGGATGCAGGGGCAAATCAACGAATATGACCAGGCTCAGCAAGAGCTCCAGCGCTGGCTGGCATCGCAGGAGGAAGCTTATGCGAAGGCCGGTGAAATAACTGCCGAGGGTGAGGCCAGAATGACCTCTATTCGTCAGCGTGCGGCGGATGCAAATCAGGTCATAGAGGCACAGAAAAACACCATCATATCTGCAGCCACGCAGTCCTTGTTTGATAGTACCGCTGAAATCATGCGAACGGGGTTTGGTGAGCAATCGGCAATCTACAAGGTTGCTTTTGCTGCGAGCAAGGCATTCGCTATCGCTGACTCTATGGTGAAAATCCAGCAGGCTATAGCAAGTGGTGCAGTAAGCGCACCTTATCCGGCCAACATCATCGCTATGGCCTCAATCGCTGCGCAGACTGCCAGTATCGTCTCAAATATCCAGGCTGTTTCAGGAGTTGGCTTCGCCTCCGGCGGTTACACCGGCCCCGGTGGTAAGTATCAGCCCGCAGGTATTGTTCACAAAGGTGAGTACGTCTTCGACCAGGCGTCAACGAATCGGATCGGCGTGTCTCAGCTTGAGGCACTTCGAAATGGCCAACCGCTTGATGCAACTCTGGGGCGCACAGGTTTTGGTACTGGTGTTCAGAACGTTAACAGCGACAACAGCAGCAAGACCACCATCCATGCTCCCATTGAGCAGCATTTCCATACGCCGCCAGGTGTTACACCTGATCAGATGGCTCTCTCTATGGCGCAAACACAGAAGCGAGCGACAACGGAAGCCCTGGATCAGGTTGCTGCGCAATTGTTGAGAGGGGACGGGAAAGTTGGTAAGGCAATGCGGAGTAAATATCCAGGCAGAGGGTTAGAGTGATGACTGATATCTACTACCCGCATGAAAGTCTTCCGATGCCATTACAGGAAGGATACGGATTCCAGCCTGTAAGCCCGTTAAAACGAACCCAGTTAACCACCGGCCGCGCGCGGCAAAGGCGAGCTTATACGTCCACGCCTACGCAGGCCAGCATCACCTGGTTTATGGAAACCTATGCGCAGGGGCTGGCGTTTGAGTCCTGGTTCCGTGATGCGTTATCTGACGGGGCTGCATGGTTCATGACGAAGCTGCAGACACCGGCAGGCATTAAGTTTTACAAATGCCGCTTCACAGATATTTATCAGGGACCGGTGCTGGTGGCCCCGATTTACTGGAAGTACACGGCGACGCTTGAATTATGGGAACGCCCCCTTGCTCCTGCCCCATGGGGTAATTACCCGGAATGGATCGTCGGCAGCTCACTGCTGGATATTGCGCTGAATAAGGAGTGGCCGAAGCATGACGCAGATTAAACGCCTCTACGCCAGCAGCGGCCCGGAGGTGATCATTGAAACGCTGCAGATCACCGTTGGCTCAGATATTCACTACCTGTGTCAGGGCTACGAGGATATTACGGCGACGACGGAGAACGGCGATACCGTAACGTTTTCAGCCTGTGCGATAGACATTGCGCTGCCGGCGCGCAATGCGGACGGCACGCAGGACCTCAAATTTGCCCTGTGCAATATCGACGGCATTGTGTCCACGGCAATCCGCAATGCGCTGGTGAACCGCCTTTCGGCATCGCTAACGTACCGGAGTTATATCTCCACTGATTTAGCAGCGCCTGCGGGAGTGCCGTATACGCTGAAAATCAAGTCGGGATCCTGGACAGCGACAGAGGTGCAGATCACCGCGGGCTATATGAATGTCCTCGATATGGCCTGGCCGCGTTTCCGCTACACGCTACCTGTATTCCCCGGACTGCGATACATGAGTTGAGGTTGTCCCATGTTTGAACCTAATAAATACCTTTCGGTCACCTGGCTGAAGGGCGGTCGCTTTTTTCCCAAACTCGACTGTTTTGGCATTGTGAACGAGATACGCCGCGATTTGGGCTTACCTCTCTGGCCCGATTTTGCCGGGGTCACGAAAGACGACGGCGGCCTCGACCGGGAAGCGCGCCGGATGATGCTTACCCTTGAGCGCTGCGAACCCTGCGAAGGTGCCGGGGTGGCCTGTTATTCCGGGTCGACTGTCACCCATGTAGGGATCGTGGTCAGTATCGATGGTCTGTTGCATGTGGCGGAATGCAACCCAGGCACGAACGTAACTTTTCTGCCGTTGCCGCGTTTTAAGCGGCGCTTTGTTCGCGTGGAGTTCTGGCAATGACCATTCGTTTTTATCCTTCCCGGCTTCCCGGAGAACCACTTGAAACGCATGAGCATGGTGTAACCAGTATTCGCACCTGGCTGGTGGCAAATGTTGAAGGCTACGAGGATCGGGATGTCCCACCGCTTACCGTTGAGGTTGAGGGGCTGTTAATTCCTCCAGGTGAGTGGGCCACCTGCGTGATTCGCCCTGATAGTGATGTCAGGCTTTATCCGGTTCCATTCGGGCTGGAGGCCGCCACAATCGCGTGGATCGGTATCGGTATCTCCGTTGCCGCTGCAGCCTATTCGCTTGTTTTGATGAGCACCATTGATACGGGCGGCTATACCTCATCCACAGGGCGCAGTCTCGACCTGAACCCGGCGCGGGCCAACACCGCAAAACTCGGTGATGCCATTCGTGAGGTGTTTGGCCGGGTGCGTATCTACCCAGATTATGTGGTGCAGCCGGTTACCCGGTTCGATGCCGCCGATCCTACGAAAATGCGCGTCCAGATGCTGCTATGCCTCGGAGTCGGTGAACTGATTTATACCAATGGCGATATCCGGGTTGGCAGTACGCCAGCTTCAACGCTGCCGGGTTTCAACATCACCTATTTTCCGCCAGGCGCGGACGTTTCCGGCGATGAGCGCAGCGAAAACTGGGTCAACTCCACCGAAGTGGGCGGGACGTCATCCGGCACCGGGCTGGACATGGCCCAGACGTCGCCGGACGCAGACGACATTATCGCAGACAGCATGACCGTATCCGGTTCGAGCGTAACGTTTACGGGGCTGGATACGGATGATGATGATGATAATGACGAGAACGATAACGCACTGCCGCCCAGTTGGGTCGCTGGCGCCGTGGTCGAACTGAAAGCCCCGGCGAACTACCAGATCACCACGGCAGCCGGATACAGCGTAATCGCAAGCCCGCTGCTGACGGAGATCGCTCCGGTGGTTGGGATGCCGGTGACGCTGGGGTTTAACTCTGTCGATTACGATCTGTTTATCGCGTCATATACCCCCGGTCAGGCTGCAGTGCCCGGCACCGGGGAGAGTGCGGTAAAAGTCCAGGCCAGTGCGGCCCCGACCACCTACGATTTTTCGACCAGCTCCAGCACGTTCACGATCACCTGGCAGGGGGTTACCTACCCGGTGTCGCTGGTGGCTAACTACGTCTCGATGTCGGGACTGCTGGCGGCCATCACCGAGGGACTCACCGGCTCCGGCCTGGTTGCGCAGGACAACGGCGGCACCGTACTGATAACCGAGGCGGCCAGTCCGTTCGCGGGTGGGGCGATCACGTCCTCTTCACTGCCTGCAGCTGTTTTCGGTGATGCCCCGGTTTACACCTCCGGCACGGCATCAACCGGCGGCAGCCCGGCGGTAACGGCGAATGTGACACTCGCCTATAACTCTGCCACGGGAACGGCCTTTTCCGGCATGCCGGAGGGGGTGCAACGGCTTTCACTTGCTCACCGCGGGAATGAGTACCGCATTGTCTCTGCCGACGGTACGACGGCGACGGTGGCGCGCCTGGTTTCCGGTGCCGTTGATGAGTCATGGCCGGGATTCTCCGCCCGGACGATGATCGACTATGAGGCCACTGGTCTTAACGACATGCTGAGCTGGCTGGGGCCGTTCCTGGTTTGCCCTGAGAATGAAGTGGTCGATGCATTCGAGGTGAATTTCTCCTTTCCGAACGGCATCTGTGGCTTTGACAGTAAGGGCAAAAAACGGATCCGCCACGTGGAGTGGGAGATTCAGTATCGCGTCTACGGTTCCGGATCGGGGTGGGTGAGTCACCAGGGCGAGTATGCTCTGAAAAACGTCAACGGGCTGGGATTCACTGAGCGGATCACCCTCAGCTCTCCGGGACTGGTGGAAGTTCGCTGTCGCCGGCGCAATGAGCAGGGCTCAAACAACGCCAGGGATTCGATGTACTGGCAGGCACTGCGCGGGCGACTGCTGACGCGCCCTTCATCCTATCCCGGCGTGTCGCTGATGGCGGTGACCGTTGAGACGGGCGGGAAGCTGGCGGCGCAGTCGGACCGCCGCGTAAACGTTGTGACCACGCGGGCCTACGACTCAGGAACGGCCAGAACCATTTCGGGAGCGCTGCTGCATATAGGGAACTCACTGGGGCTGGCGATGGATGTCGACACCATCAACGCGCTGGAGTACACGTACTGGACGCCACGGGGCGAGTATTTCGATTTCGCCACGGGCGACAGTATCTCAGCGCTGGAAATGCTGCAGAAGATAGCCAATGCTGGCAAGTCCCGCTTCCTGTTAAGCGATGGCCTGGCGACGGTCAACCGTGAGGGGATTAAGCCCTGGACTGGCGTGATCACTCCGCATGAGATGGTGGAGGAGCTGCAGAGCGGATTTACCGTACCGTCCGACGATGATTTTGATGGTGTCGACGTGACGTACATCAACGGGACTACCTGGGCAGAGGAGACCGTTAAATGCCGGACGCCGGACAATCCCACGCCGGTGAGAATCGAGAACTACAAACTCGATGGAGTACTCAATCAGGATCACGCCTACCAAATCGGGATGCGTCGCCTGATGAAATACCTGCAGCAGCGGGTGACGTTCCAGACCACTACCGAGCTGGACGCGCTGTGCTACAACACGGGCGATCGCATTGTGCTAACGGATGATATTCCGGGTAACAACACGATTTCCTGTCTGGTGGAGGCGATGACAACGGCGGGTGGCGTGACAACGTTCACCGTTACGGAGCCGCTGGACTGGTCTTTCGAAAACCCCCGCGCACTGATCCGCTATCAGGATGGCTCTGCATCCGGGTTGATGGTGGCGAGCAGGGTGGGTGATTTTCAGCTGTCAGTCCCGCACCTGAGCGAGTTTGATGACCCGATGAAGGTTGACCTGTCGTCGGCAACCATCGAGCCGATCCGCCTGGTGTTCTGCGGCTCAACGCGCCACGTCTACGACGCCATTGTAGAGGAGATCGCCCCGCAGTCTGACGGAACCTGCCAGGTCACCGCAAAAGAATACCTCGAATCGTTCTACCAGTACGACGACGCCACATACCCCGGCGACGCTGCTTAATATCAAAAAAATCCCTTTCAACTTTTCTTTCGCTCAAACCCTCGTTTGGGCGAAGCCTCTTTTTGGAGCAAAAAACATGGCCTTTGATCCGCCTCTTGGGAGCAGTTCGCCTGCGGTGCTGCTCGATAACGCCACTCGCCTGGATAATCTGCTGAATAGCCTGGCGCTGGTCTTCCCTGACCGCGCAGGCGAATTGCTTTACACCTGGCGTGGCATCCATCAAAATCTGATCCCGCTCAGCAAGCAATACATGACGTTAGCAGCTGCGCAGGCAGATATCGTGAATATCCCTGTTGGCTCGACTACGTATTACCGCAGCCCGGATGATAGCGCTCTTGCCGTCGAAGTGATCAATAACGGCGGCACACTTCAGGAAACTGGAAGGAAAATGCCGTCAGGTGCGGGGGTTGATGCAAAAGTAAGTGCTTTATATGAATACATAAATGATAAAATTGGCACCATTAATGTTTTGCTGAGCGAAATCTCCTCACTTCCGCTAACCAAGTTTACCAGTATCACAATGCCTGGTGACACTGCAGTCAATGTCGGGAAAGAATCTGTTTTACGCATTAACTCCCTGTCAGCTGCTGAAACTTCTGATGCCCGCAACCAGAAAAACACACTAAAAGTAACCAATCTGCAAAGCGGTGTCACAACAGTAATTGCAGAACTACTCCCGGCTGAATACTTTGCTGATAATGTACTTAACTCTCCCTATCACTCTGTCCAGCTGGCAAAATTAAAACCGTCAACAGTTTTGTATGATGCCACTAACTCAGTAGCCAGAGCGATATTTAACAACATTCCACTTGTCAATACTTTTAAGTCAATTACTGCCTACGCTGTGATTGACAAGTCAGGCGATTTTATTTCCGGTAACACCGGTGCGTATGGCTCAGATGGTAAATATTGCACGCTTTACTCTAACCCTGACGGCTCAACCTCAATCCAGTTAACATTCCCGTATTCTGATATTACGGGGGCAGGGTTTAGCATTACTGATGATGGCGTTAAGAATTATTTCCATGCCTCATTTGATGATGTGCATCTTTATTACAGAAGTACTGATGTATCAGTATATAAAACGGCTTACCTTGCCAAATTAGGCGCCGAACCTGCGACAATTTCTGTAAACGATTATCTGACCATTGATGCAGATATTCTTTATTACAACGGAATTTCCAGGCAGAACACTGACAATAACCCTTTTACCCGTTTTGTTGCTGATGTAGTAAATGATATGGCTACCAACTACAGTGGTCCTGTCGAGTTAAAAGTGAGTTTCCCTGCAGGAATGGTGTTTGGTCACAACTGCATTAAGGTATCTGACGCTGAAGGAAACGTGTTTGATGCGCAATTTTCTGCAGATGATTTCGTTAACCTTCGCTTTCAGTCAACTGAAGGTTATCACTCTGATGGCTCATTCAAAACGGGGGCCGTGTGGATCGTCGATTCCGTATCGGCGGGACAAAAAAAATATTATAACGTGGATGTTTTTGGTTATCGCTATGATGATACGATCTATTCCGAAGGCCTGGAGTACTACGCGCCTTCTGATGCCCTGAAGCGTTATAACATTAAAGTGGGTGATTTGTATTACCGCTTTGGTTTTGCCGGTGGAGCCTATGGTCTCACATCCATTGATGCTGCAAAAAATGATGATATCAACCGTATCAGATGCACGCTGAGCCCGCAGCATCGCTACGTGGCTGCAGGCGCTCAGGTTATCGAGTATTTCACCTACAACGTTACGCTGAAGGTCATCAATACCGGCCCGCTTTTTACCGAGATTGAGCGCACAGGCTACAATGCCGCCAGTGCCGTTTATGCGGCAGGCATTATTAGGGCCACCACTCGCTTCCGCATTTTTAAAAACGGAATTGTCGTTGTGAAAAACATGGTGACTGCCCTGGAGGAGATTCCTGTTGGTAAGATGTGTGGGGCAACTATTAGCTCTAATATTATTTATAAAAGCGGGACGACTCCAGCCTATTCCGGTACCGCTGCTGCAGCAATCACAACCGGAAATACAGCCGGTAACGGCAGGTTTTCCTGTGTGCCGACCATTGTAAACGGGGATATTCACAGGGATGGAACCTCTGCGGGCCCAACCAGACCGACAGGCATCACGATGACGAATGCCTCGTCAGAGTTTACGCTGGGCGTAACCACAGGCTGGCAATATTCATCCCTGTCGGATTATTCATTTCTTAACTGGCCGGTTGAGAAAAACTGGACATGGACCATTGAAGCCTGGCTGAATGCCAGTGAAACTGAAACAGACCCGTTAACGCTTGCGAAGAAAGTTTACAATCGGCCTGTGGGTTTTGCGCGTGGCGGGAGACTTCCTAACTTTGCAGTAAAAGAAGCTGAGAATAAGCTGAGAGTATTGCTTGATGGGGTTGCTGACTTCTGGATGAATGGAGACTCAGCTGGAATAGGCGGTATGGATTCGAATGCCGGGCCATATGATATTAATACCCCGTGGGGATACCTAGCATATCGTGAACTGCAAAAGCCCTCACCTAATATTGCGGCAGTATGGGCCAGGTTTAAACGGTGCTGGGATGATAACTGGCGAAGCACAAATATCGGAACCCGCTATCTTGAGGGGGTTATTAATGTTGCTGATTTGGTCACTCCGGTACTCAAACCATGTGTTTCTGTATATCGTGCGGCTGAGTTTTTGGGTGACACCGCAACAATGGCGGCAATGCAGCCTTATATTAAGTCCTGGGCTGACGCAATGGTTACAGCAGTCGCAGCAAAAGGAGGTGTGCCGAACACCTATACGCCATCTTCAGTCAGTGCCGCCGTGAATATTAATATCTACGGCATGCTGCTTGTCGCGCTGGCAATCCGCGCCGGGATGGATACTGGCGGAGCTTACCAGTCATGCTATAACACGGCGCTGACGAATCTGACCAATAGCAGCACCATTGGTCGATATCTGCCAAGCATGCTGGATTCGATGCCAGTCAGCACCTCCCTGGCAAGGAGCCGGTGGTACAACTACGATATGGACCTGGCGCCTGACTATCTCATGATGACGGAGTTACTCGGCGGAACGCCCCTGTTTAACAACGTCAACTATGGACTTCAGGGACTGTGCGGTGATGGCAGGCTGCGGGGGATTGATTTCATTATCTCTGAAAGCCGAAGGGGGATCATTTCGACTCCGGTTAGCGTTGCATTGACAATGATGCTGGTTCGACGGGTATCAACCGGGAATGCTCTGCTGGCTTGTGTTCAGGCCTATGAAAAAGATTATCTTACCAATCCGTATTCGTCCGGACGTTTCTATGGTTTCTCCCCACGCCTGGCGTCTGGCATACCAACGACTATCTCAAGTCATAACAAAGTGATGATTGAGATGCTGTCATCTTATTTTGTACACCAGATTGCAAAAGGTAAGGCGTCAGGAACGTAACTCTACTCGCCCCGAAGCCTGAAGCTAAAAGGCGCAAAAGATACTCATACATCCATGCAGATTTAATGCCATTCATCGGCTTCCCCCGGGTGGCACCGGGGGATAGTTTTAACTAAACCTTCCCGACACCGCTGCCATCTCCTCCGCGATGACCTGCAGCGCTGTTTTGCTGACCAGTGTCAGATCGTCAATTCGCGCCCGGTAAAACCGACCGGCAAAAGGTGTAGTGTCCGCCAGGTTTGATCCGATGCCATTCAGGTTAACAGCCGCCGCCGGATAAGCGATTTTCCCCGTCCAGACGCCCTCATAAGCAAGAACCCCATCCAGATAAACCAGCCCCTTTTGCTGCGTGCCATCAGCCGACTCCTGATAGCGGACGCTCAGGCAGTGCAGATTGCCGTCGGCAAGACTGCCGATGTAATCCTTAATGCTGTAGTTAATACCACGCACGCATACCGTCAGCGCCGTGATCACCCCAGCCGTAATAGTAGGGTAGACCTGAATCAGCCGGTTAGCAGTAGTGGCGTAACTGGTTACCCCAATCCCCACCCAGACATTACTGAAACCATCAGCGCCAGCATTTGCCGGATCGATTTTCAGCCAGAACGTATGCATGTAGTCTTTCATGGCCGCTGTCGGAATAAACCCCGCCGGCAGGCGCAGGTACTGGCGCGACGTTTTATCGAAAATCAGCCCACCGGTAGTGCTGTCAAAGTTCAGAGCTACCGAACCCACGCTGGCCGGGTCATCCAG